GTTTTTTAAAAGGTCCGATAGACATGTTGACACTATATGAAAATAAGTATAAACAAGAGGTACAGAAGTTTGCTAACGAGCAAGTTGGTAGAAGACGAAGAGACGACTACACAGACGGCGCAGTTAGAATACCAGTTAACTCAGCAAACCCGTAGGAGATAAATTATGGCAATAACATCAGCAATATGTTCAAGTTTTAAACAAGAACTTTTACAAGGTAAACACAATTTTAGTTCATCAGGTGGTGACACTTTTAAATTAGCATTGTTTACAAGTTCTGCTTCTTTGGGTGCAGCAACAACAGATTATTCAACTTCAAATGAAATTACAAATACATCAGGAACAGCTTACACAGCTGGAGGTGCAACTCTTACAAGATCAGGAGTTGGTTTAACAGGAACTACAGCATTCACAGATTTTAGTGATGTTACATACACTTCAGCTTCTTTTACTGCAAACGGTGCAATGATTTATAATACAACTACAGCAACAGGCACAGGTACAACTGACGCTGTAGCAATTATTGCTTTCGGTGGTGACAAAACAGCAAGTAATGGAACTTTTAAAATTGAGTTTCCTGCAAACGACGCGACAGCAGCAATAATCAGATTAGCGTAGGAGGTCGACCATGTCGACAACTTCAGGATGGGGCCGGTTAACCTGGGGACAAGCTAATTGGAATCAATCTACAACTTTAAAAACAGGATGGGGAGCTCAAGCTTGGAGTGGTGATGGAGGTTGGGGTGATCTTTCTGATCAAACAATTTCTTTAACAGGTTTATCAATTACATCTAGTATAGGGACAGTTGATGTACCTGATGTTGTTCTTACATTAACAGGTCAAGAAATTACATTAGCACAAGGTGAATCTTTTGTTCCTGTGGTCCTTGAAGAAAGTTTATCAGCAACATTCTCAGTTGGTTCATTAACAGTAAACGATGTAACTATGGGCTTAACAGGCCAAGAAGTTACAGCAGTGTTAGGTACACCAGTCGTAGCTGACATGACTGTTGGAATGACAGGTCTTGATCTTACTTTATCTCAAGGCACAGCATTTGCTCCAAATGATACTGTAATTATTTCTGGTCAAGAAATAACTTTAACACAAGGCACAGCAGTTGGATCATCTTCTCAAGAGGCAGACTTAACAGGTATTGCAGCAACATTTAGTTTAGGTTCTGTAACCATTCCTAACGATACAGTTATTGTTTCTGGTCTATCTATGGATGTAACTTTAGGCTCTATTATAGGATTAGGTGGGGCATTAGTTCAACCAACAGCTCAAACAATAACATCTAGTGTAGGATCTTTAACTGTAGAAGAAGGTTTAGGATTAACAGGAATATCGTTTAGTGCTAGTTTAGGAACGATTTCATTAACAGATATTACAGTGGGATTAACTGGACTATCAGCAACGTTTAGTGTAGGAACTGTAGACATATTTGCTTATGGCGATGTTGACACTGGTTCTAATACATCGTATAGTAATATTTCAACGGGTTCGAATTCTTCATATTCGAATGTTGCAACAGGATCAAATACAAGTTATAACGATGTAGCAGCGTAGGAGAATTTTTTAT